GCAGCGGCAATGCGATCTTGCATCTCTGAGTTCAACCGCATCACCTGACCTTCAGCCAGTCGATTGCGGATAACCTCCTGCACTCTTGCGGCCTCCCTAGCGGCTGCCTCCGCCGCACGCTCAGCCTCACGCGCCGCACGCTCAGCCGCACGCTCAGCATCGGATCGACCGCGCCCACGGCCACCACCGCCGCCACCTTTTTCAAGTTGATCTAGAATCGCTTGAATTGCAGGATCAACCCCACTCGGTGGTGGCGTAGTAGATGCTGCACGAGTGCCTAGAAGTTTTTTAATTTGTGGTTCTTTTTTTAGCAGTTCAGCAAACTTATCAAAATCCAATCCAAATCCAAGAAATCCAGCGCCAGCTTGTTTTTGTAGCTGCTGCCTTCGCTTTTCACCAATTAACTCATCAATGCCGGGAATCGCTCTTACCGCAGCGCTTCCCCGCAAATCACCAGCCTCAAGTGCTGTTTTGAGGATTGTAGTGTTTTTGCTTAAACTAAAGAGTTGTCCTAATACTTGGATGCCCCGTGTTGCTTCGGCAATGACAGCATTGATCAATCTAATTATTCCACCCAGGGCTGGGCCTAGAACAGTATCCAATGCTCTAGTTAGATTGCCAATTTGATTGATCATCTTTGTTATTTCACTGGAGACCGTACCGCCAAGTTCATCTGTTGCTTTGTCGGCGACACCACTTGCCTTGGCTTGCTTATCTAGGTTTTGGTTGTATTTAACAAGGTCATCATTCACCAACGGGAGCACTGCTTTAAGTGCATCAACACTTCCAAACAGCTTGACTAGCGCCGTTGTGCTACCTCCGCTTTTTGCTTTAACTTCCTCAAGTAATCCGCCAAAACCTTTTGCACGCAATCCTGCTTCATTAAAATCGATGCCAAGTTTCTGAGCTAACTCAGTTGCTTCTGCGCTGGGTTTTAGTATAGAAATTATGGCTTGATTTAATCCGGTGAATGTTGCTTCTGCTGGGACACCCTGCGCCGTAATTGTTGCGATAGCAGCATTGAGCTCATTGACCCCAACACCTGCGGCTGCAGCGGTTGGAGCAAGGCGACCAATTAGCTGAGCATATTCATTAAGAATAATTTTGCCATCATTTTGGGTTTGGATAAAGCCATCAACAAGGGCCGCGGCGTCATTGGCCGATTTGCCATAAGCATTCAAAACACTGGTGACGGCATTGCCAACTGTGTTGATATCAGACAATCCACCAGTGGCGCCTTTGGCTGCTGCTTCCAGCACTTTCGCGTTGTCCGCTGCATTTATAAAGCCAGCACTTGCAACGTCATAGGATGCGGTTAGCAATTGGGTTTGAGAATACAAACCACCCAGCTTATTGCTAACACCCAATAATCTTTGCTCTAGTACCTTGCTGTCAACGCCTAAAGTTCTGACAGCAGCAGCAGCCTTTTCAGCTTCTTGAAATCCTTTAAAATATCGTCGCGCTAAATCTGCCAGAACAAGCTGCTTGCCCAGACCAACAAGAGCGTTTTTTAATTGGTCTGTAGCAGTAGATGCTTCTCGCGCTTGACGGCTCATGCCGTCCATTGCGCCACCGGTGCGGGTGACTGACCGCGTTAACTGTTGCGTTGCAGCATCAGCCTGCCCAGACGCACGGTTGACGTTTTGCAGGGCCTGTACCGCCTGCCGTGCGTCAACTCTTAGCTCGACATTGGATGTTGCCATAGCCTCAGTTTACCGCCGCCGGGCCTTATCCATTGCCTCCTTTTCGCGTTCGCCTTTGATCTCGTAGTACGCCGCAAAATGTATGAACTCAGCATCGGTTAGCTCAGTCCGTAACCGGCTTACCGTCATGCCAAGTTCAGTCGCCAGGAAGAACTCAAAGAACAACCAGTTGTCCTGGCTCAGTCGTTTTTTGCTTGCTCCAGCTCGGCGTCACCGCCAAGGCCAAACAGGAACAGCTCAAGCTCATTCAGCACGCGCTCTGGCAGCTCGCGTTGCAGCTTGGCGGCATCAGCAGGCGCAAATGCCTTCTTGCCATCCTCCAGCTCAGCGATCTGGCACAGCATCTGCGTGCTGATCTCCAGCGCCTCCTCGCTACCAGCCAGCGTGGTGGCACGCTTGCGGTCAGCGCGGGTGATCGGTTTGAAGTAAAGATCCAGCACCGTATCACCAGCATCGTTCTTGATGCTGAACTTACGGCGCTGGTTCAGGTCAAAAGCACCGGCGAGGATGTCAACCGGACGCTGTGTTGCAGCCATTAGATGCTAAGGGTAAGAGTACCGCTGGAAACGAAGCTGATCGTAATGATTTCGATCTCGCCTACGGTAGCACTGTATTCAGCACTGGTCACCACAATAGTGCCGGTGATCTTCTTGCCACCGGTCTCGTCTAGATACAGCTCAACGGCTGCATCAGCTTCGTCGGTGGCCTGATTGGCATCAGTGATCAGGTCCAGCTTGTCGCCGGCGCCAGGTGCGTCATACATCACCTCAATGGTGCCGGAGCCGCTGATCAGCCCGCCGACGTTAGCGCGATACGTGGCGCCATGTACGGTGGCGTCATAGGACTCCTTTTCGACGGTCATCGACCATGACCGCACTGCAGCGATCTCAGAAAGACCACCACTGCCAGCCTTATCAAAGAAGACTGTGCCTTGTTGCCCGCGATAGAAAGCCATTGTCAGATGTTGAGGGTAATGGTGCCGTTGGAGACAAAGCTACAGGTGATGACCTCGATCTCGCCTACCGTGGCAGTGTATTCCGCTGATGTGATCACGCCATCGAAGATGATGGCCTTGGTGCCGGTGGTGTCCAGATACAGCTCAAACAATGCCGTGCCTTCATCGTTGGCCGTATTGACATGCTCGATGAATAGGTTGGTCTCGTCGGCGCTGCTGGCGGTATAGAGCAGCTCAACGGTGCCGGAACCACTGATAAGGCCACCGACATTGGCGCGGTAGGTGTTGCCCAGCGCAGTGGTGTCCAGCGATTCCTTCTCGACGGTCATGGACCACGAGCGAGTGCTTGCGATTGCTACGGCAGTAGCGCCGGCATCGTCAAACTTGACGCTGCCTTGTTGTCCTCGATAGAAGGCCATTGTTAAAGATCCTCGAAGGTTTCAAAGGTCAGTCTGACCTGTGTCTGAAAGAAACCCTCCGGCGCCGGCGCAGCCACTACCTCGGGTCCGATTGGTGGATCAAAGTGAACCCCTGACACCACAACCCTATTATAAAGATCCCGAATCCGCTTGCCGATCGTTAGGTTGGCACCAGGTCCTGCGCCTTTGGGTGTGAATATATTGATTGCAATGACACCAATGATGCTGTTGCTGCTGCCGGTGGTCCCACCAAGAGTGAGGTAGTTGTTGGCACCAAAGCTGACAAGACACTGCACCCATGTGCTGTTTGGCGTCGGCACATACGGCTGGTTGTGAAACACCACCGGAATGGCAGGCGATAGCGCCAGCTCGGTTGCAAGCCTGCCCTCGATGGTGGCGCGGATGGTGTTGAGATTTGCAGCAGCCATTAGCCTTGCCTCTTGATGCGTTCCCAGTTTTGGTCCACGAACCGTTGCATCTCGCGGGCGATCAGGTCAGGGTATCCGGGGACGGTGCCCTGTCTTGTTCTGTATTGACCGCCCCATGATGGAGGCAGGTTTGTGCCGTTAGCCACAGGTTCTGCATATGGCAGGTTGTTGTGGATGCTGTAATAGTTGCCTAGCTTTTCTTGACCTGGTTGATAATTGGTGCCCTTCGGTGGTGCAATACCAGCGCCGTAGCTGCCTTCTGGTGCCGGTGCACCATCGGCTGAGTTTTCGCCAATCTGCCAGCTAACACGCATCCTGCCACTATCTACAGGGGTCTGCAATTTCAACCTGCTATCAGCCTCCAGCACTGTCACGCGCAACAGCTTCTCAAGCTGATCGCCCATGTAGTTGCCGATATCGCGGATGGGCAGGTTGCTCATGCTCTCAGGATAAGCTCATACGTGATCGGCTCATTGTCCTGCTCGATGGTGGTGATCTGGATGATCTGATGCACCACGCTGCTGATCAGTACCTTATCGACGGTGGTCGGTACGCCTGCGGTGTCGGCTGCGGCGATGATCAGCTTCTTGTCGCTGGCTTGCACCAGCTCGTTCACCTCACGTGCGTTGACATTCTCCAGCACGCCACGGATTTGATTGTCGCTGATGGTTTCAGCGATCGCGCCGGTGGTGGTGTTGTATGCACCGGTGGTGATGGTGCGGATCGTGACCTCACCACCAAAGCGTGCCATCAGCTTGCTGGCAACCTTACGTAGCGGTGTAGCTAGGACCATGGTTACAGCTTAGTCGGGGGCACTGCGAGGGCGGGTTAGGGATAGATGCTGTAGTGCGCGTTGATGTTGGCTTCGATGGCGGCGCGGTTGGTGGATTGATCGGAGAAGTACAGAATAATCTCCTGTACCGTTCCGTTCAATTTGTAATTAGGAAGCAGGTTATTTCTTATATTGCCAATTGTAATGCCATCAGTTCCAAGGGAGCCTGGATTGCCAGAAACATTTAACTGCGAATCTATGTAAAGACTGCTTGATGCTCCATCGTACAGCGCAAATGATAAATGCTGTTCGTTTATGCCAATGCTAGTGCCAGTAACTGCGATTCCATTCGCAAACCTGATATTGTCATATAAAATTGATTGGACGGAATATCCATCATAGATAACGCCAGTGTTTGATACGCGCTTATTGAATACGGCTGTTGTTGTCGTTGGTATGCTTGTTGTTGAGCCAAAATTGCTTACTAGCCAATGGCTGGTGCCATCAAAATCTAACGCAACTTTTTCGTTTTCAAAGATTACAACACCATTATCAACAACCTTTGGCTGACTAGCGTTTACATTTTGAGCAGCGTGCCTGCCATTCCCACTCTGGTCATACCAAGTCCGCACAAAACCGTCGTTTCCAGCACCCACCCATGTAGCAAGCGTACCATCGCTCACCTCTGTGGCGGTGAAGTCCTGCTCAGCGTTGTCGTTATCGCGGCGAACGCGGACAACGGGATTGGTGTGGTAGAGACTTAGGTTGCGAAGGCTATAAGCAGCAGCAGCGCCACCGTATTGATCC